TTTTATATTCAAGTATATTTGCAAATGTAGTTGGGCAGACAACAGTATTATTGTATTCCCTCATAACCGTAGGCAAAGGGACGTGTTTGCTACAACACTTACACTCTTTAGCTCTTTCTTGATATTCGCTCATATTATTTGCATCCTGTCCATTGCTTCTTTTAAGTCTTCAGGCATTCTGGGTGCTCTGATCATATTATAAGATGTTGTATCTGGGTCATCTTTAGCCCCAAAATCATTGTCGTAATTCATTGATTCATAAGTATGTACATTTATTTCTTGATTATTATCAAACCTGGTTCTGCTAATTGAATTAAATATTGCACCACAAGTGGCATCGGCTAAGTCTTTTGAACCTTTTCTAGGGTGATCGACCTTATCTCTCATAATTCTAAGCTGACATAATTCATCTATAAGTAATGGTATGTGTGGACCTATTAATCTTTCTTCCGCCACGACCATTGCCATGTCGTCATAATGTTTTTTAGCGACAGATAGAATCTCTGTATTGATGCCATATTGTTTTAGTTGTTGCATCATATCATGAGAGTTCCATCTGTCAAAGGTACATACTGCTATATTAAATCCTCTTGTTTTAAGAGAAAGGATATAATCTTTTACTTCAGTAAAATCAACAGACTTGTCTGGCTTTGGTGTCCAATACCTGACTGCGTCAACCTCTACAATAGGTGCTGGCTGAGAGTAGGCATCTGTTATTTTAACGTTAACCCATTTATTAACATGTGCCATGGTTACTGCACAATGGTCATGCTTTTGCGCTAAGTCTACGTGTATATAATATTTTTTATCTGGGTCTGGCAGGAACCACTCTTCAAGTCTTCCAAAATTGTCTACAGCAATTGCACCTATATTAAATGCTTTTTCTACTTTTTCTCTTGACTTAAAAAATGCGTCAACCGCATCTGGAGGCATGCAAGCAAATCTTGAAAGAGCGTCTGTTGGGTTTGTATAGAATGCTGTTTTAAAGTCATCAATTTTTCTAACTGGATTAACTTCCCAAGTCGGGCGCTTAAGTGCATAAACTTTAGGTATCTTGTAAGATATTATATGGTCTTCTTCCCATTGAATCTCAAACTCATTACCCTCAGTTCCATCTGCCAGCTCCTCATACATCTTAAATTTATGCTCTCTGATTACCGTTTCTTTTTCTCCAATTACGGCATCGTATCTTTGCTGTATATAATCATTCTTAAATCTTGGGAATGAAAGAAGAATTACTTTTCCAAAGTCTGGGAAACGAGAGTCTACTGATGCCCTGTACATATCATACACCGCACTACCCGTTTTTGCCTGATCGTGTCCTGTTGTATTTTCAATTGCAAAGCCAGAGATTTCATCAAGGATAACAACAATTACATTGTAGCCTTCCCAAGCTTCACGCTCTGAGTGACCAGAGTGGACGGTGATTGCTTTATTAAACTGTATTTCTGATGCTTTGGCATAGTACTTACCGACAAACCATGGGGACTTGTCTATGCGGCTTCTAAAGCCTTTAAAAAATACATTGCTTGCCTGCTGAGAGTTTATAGCAATATTAATAATATCAATAGAGTCCCCTGGAGGTTTACCGTAATATGTAGCAGGATCCTTTAAGCATAATAGTAAATATACTATATAGGCTACAGCAATTGTTGAACAGTAATCTTTTCCAGAACCTTTGCCGAGCTGGGCTACTACTTCGTTAGCCGTTTGCTTAAATCTGGTATGTCCTTCTTCTTCTCCGAACAATTTTTTTAATGTAGACTCTTTATATATCTGTGAACTTTTTTCAATTAAAGTATATTGATATTCTGAGAGTTCTGGAAGACCTAAGTAGTTTGGATCATTGACAAATGTACGTAAATCTACAGGCTTTTCTTCAAACTCTTCGCCGTCAAGGATATCAATTAAATCAGAAAAATCAAATGACATTAAATCCCTTTCGGTACTTTTATATAGTTAAATAAATTATTTGAATGTGAATATCTAACATCACTCTTTAATTCATCTACTCCATGAAGACAATGTTCTTCTGAGCTATGTATTACTAAATCACCTCTTTTAGGTTGATATTCTATGCCTTGATTTGGATAAAACAATCTTCCTCCATCGAAATCATTAAAGTACATTACGAGACCCCATATATTATTTTTTTCTAATGTGTACTCTTGTCCCTCAGTGTAAAGTTTGCTTGCTGCTATTAAGTCTAAGAAGTCATGATTATCTGAATGTAATCCCCAGGTTGCACCTTTTCTCATGCGTACAATGCTAATGTTTTCTGCTAGATATATTCCTTCTTCTAGTTTGTCAGACAGCCTCTTCTTTATTGGAATTAAATGGTCTATGGATCTATTGGATGTCTTATGACCTTCTCCAGTAGTATTGAATCTTCCAACCCATTCTTCTTCTGTAAGGGACTTGGCAATATCTAGAATAGAATCACATTCTTCTTCTGTAACAAAATTATGATACACATATATATCTTCGCCTATTTTTTCAAATCCATCTTTATTGAACATTGCTTGTAACCTCTGCATCTATATACACAGGCTCTACTATTCCAGTTATCTGAGACAATCTCTTTGCAACATCCATCTTGCATTTAGAACACCCTGCGGTAACTTCTTTAAGTATACCTACAAGTATCTCTTGCTTTCTTTCAGTCTCTGCAAGTTGTGATGCAATCTCTGTATTCTCTAATACTCCCACTGATTGAAGCATTGCTATTCTTTTTGTTTCAATATCTGCTATAAGCTTTAAGGCTCCCGCCTTAACATTTAGTTGGCCTTGGGTATCTGCGTCCTCTACGGTTTTCCAGGCCTCTTTGATGAGCATTGCGTAGTGTTGGTCCGCTCCAGATATCGCCTCTCTTGCACGGTCACGAATATTGCTATCGTTATGCACAACAGACTTCCACTCGTCTAGGTACTCTAGAACTTCTTTCCTTGAGTACCCAGTGATGGTTGCTATCTGCGTTGCTGAATTGCCCTTCAAAAGCTCTTCTACGACCTTATTCATGCGGTCAAAATGTACTGCTGGCTCTAATTCGCTCATATATAAATTATACCACGTTTTAGTTGACTAGGACTTGTTGGCAATTTTAAGAAGGATAAGGTATCCAATTAGATCATCAATGTCATTATCCCCAGGGAACGCCTTATCATTTTGAATTCTATTTAATTTATCATCAATACGAACACGAATCTGTTCTGTTGAATCCGCCTTTGAAAAAATACGAATTGGATCAAGTGCAGAATTTCCGTAAGATATATTTTTCTTTATAAGCATCTCTGCTATTTCAAGGCATTCAACTATAATATTGTGTCCTGATGGGGCATCTGTTGCAATTAACTGCAGGTCTGTAACCCACATCTGATATCCGCCATCTTTATTTGGGTATTTGCTCATTTTTTTCTTAGTAGTCCAAACTGTTGTAAATATCTCTGTATAGTCATAGCAGAGACCCCGCACTCTTTACCTATTTCTGTAACTGTTTTCTTTTGTACTACATACCTTCTATACAGCCAATCTTTACTCTGATAAAGTTTCATCGCTTAGTAAGCACCTGGTTACTATAATGTGCAATACCAAAGCTATCTGCAACATCAAAATCCACAATTTCTAAACCATATTTCTTGTTAAAGTAGTCAGCAGTTCTCTGCTTCCTCATATTTCTTAATTGATTTTTATACCAGGATTCTGCGTAGCCTGGGTTCAATAATCTTATTGCAGACTTCTCATCTTTTGTCGGATTCTTGTTGCCAATGTACGCCTGCCACGAGGATGGGCTAATAGTAATAACCTTAGCACCAGTAGACATAAGCTCAGCAATAACAACTCCATAGACATAAGACAATTTTATCACAGCATCGGGTGATCTGACAAGTATCGCACCCTCTACAGCAATATAATCACTCTTCAATTCATCTAACATCATTGCCATTTTGTTTTTTGCATCGTAAATTTTTTCATATATATCTTCACCAACTAGATTAATCTTGCCCCATTTTAAGGGAACATCGTCCTCCATTAAACAAAAAGCTATAGAGTTTGTAGAGGCATCTATGCCCAAAACTCTATTTGCTTTTGTCTTTACTAGGCTAGCTAATTTCATTTATAATCTCTGCAACTAAATCTTTTGTCTTCTTGTAGTTAATTTTTTGACAAGAAGAGCAAATATTTTCTGCATTATACCTACTTAAATCAGACTTACATTTTTTGCAATGTCTAACTGCACCATTTTTAATTGCCTTCTTTTCATAGTATTTTTCCATGATCCTTTTATTTGTTGCAATTCTACAGCACTCGTCAGAACAATACTTTTGGTTATGAGTTTTTGCGTTGAACTCTTTTTTACATTCTAGGTTTATGCATATCATATAACTGGAACCTCAAACATCTCAATCTGAACTGTACCAATCGGGGTATCTTTACTGTAGCATTCCTTTTTGATAGGACAATATGTGCAAGGCATTTTAGACTTAGTTGCCCCAGCAGGTCTCATGGGGATATCGCCGTCTTTAAAGTTGTCGTATACTTCTTGCATCCAGAGGAATGTGTCTTCAATGATCTTCTTATTCTTCTCATTCATTGAAATTGGTATTATTAATATTTCTTGTGTATTTTTATTCTCATACAAAAAGAATCCCTCTTTAGCATTCTTTAGCTTCATATAGGTAAGTAACTGAAGCATATGGTTTGCTGATGACTTCATCTCTGATTGACGAGTATCCCATACCTCTTGCTTTGCCGTCTTAATTTCTCCAATTACCGTTTCGCCATCATATTCCATAATGAGGTCTATAAATCCTCTAATCGGTGGATACTCATTAACTATCTCTTCTTCTTCCGCCCGCCATTCAGGCATAGTCGATATAAGTTTTTGAAGTCTTTCGTGAGCCTGTGTTCCTTGCGCCATGTTAGCAATTGCTACAGCATCATTATCGTCAATAAATACTGCTCCAGAAAATGCCATATACCAGTATCTAGGACACTTTCCGTGACCATAACCTAAAGAACTTGGACTAAATGATTTCTTAGTCATTGATCCATCTGCACGTTTGGTATCCCTATAAGACTTGTCAAGTAGATCTGCAAATTTTTCTGGGTCAAAGAACTTTCCAGTATGTTTTTTAAACTTAAGGTTCTTTACAATATCTCTAGCCATTTATGAGTTGTACCTAACGACATACTTAAGTGCATCTACAAGTTTGTCTATGGACTCCTTTACTGAATAGTAAACGTTCTTCTTATTGTTATTTACTGTGCCAGCTTTATCTTTTGCAATAATAGAATATACAGAAGCCATGACTCCAAATTTTGTCGACATTGCTTGAAGTTCCATAATTAAAACTGGAGCTTTTGCAGATGGAACTTCTGGATTCATTAGGATTTTTACAACAATTGCAAGAGCTTTATCAAGATGCTCGTCCTTCATATATTCATGAAGGTCATTGAACTCCGTAATATCACTAATAAGCTGTAGGGTATTCTTATCCTCTGTCATTTTTAATCCTCTTGTCCCAGTAATCTATGAATAGCCCTAGTGGGTATCCAGTAATAAAACCTATCATTAAACCTAATAAAAACATAATCATTAGAAGAATAGCCTCCAGATTCCATCGCACTTTACACCAAATCCTTGTAAAGTAATTCTTCTATCGGTACTGAACGGCGCTGTTGAAAACCCAACTGAGTGCCACTGCTCTCCGCTTTGAATTAACATGTTGCCTGGGATATGATCAATCACCTCTGGTATTTTATTTAAAATGCTTTCATTAAAAACTTTTTCATTGTATGGGTTTTCATTATAATCATATTCTTTATAAAGCTTTGAAGACTCAGAGCTTGAATAAAAGCCGAA